CTAAGGTCCTGGGTGAGTTTCCTGAGATTGACGAGTTCTCTGTCATTCCTCTTGGGTGGGTGCTGCGGGCACAAGAGCGTTGGGAACGCTGGCAGGAATCTGGTGGCGCTATCCCCAAGGGTTCAGCACATATTATCGGCGCTGACATTGCACGTTTCGGTCTAGACAAGACGGCATTCGCACATCGGTACGGCGATATCATCACCGAAGTCGAATTGATGCCTAAGCTAGACACTGTAAATACAGCTAAGCGTCTGATGGAAAAGCTCAGACCACAAGAATTGGCTGTCATCGACGTCAACGGTGTTGGTGCAGGTGTTTATGACCATCTGCGTCACTCTGGCTATTACACTTTGCCATTCAACGCTGGTACTCGGACGACAATGACCGATGCCAGTGGTCAGATTGAGTTCTACAACCACCGTTCGGCGGCGATGTGGCGTCTGCGTGAGGCTCTAGACCCTGCGCGTGGCTCAACGCTGATGCTTCCTCCACAGCAACCCGGTGAGAAAGAGAATTTCATCGCTGCTGACTTGTCCTCTGCCCGCTGGAAGAATATTGCTGGTGGAAAGATTGTCATTGAGGATAAGGCGGAGATTAAAAAGCGTATCGGTCGGTCTCCTGACCGTGGTGATGCAATCATGATGGCCTTTTGGGCTAATCGTGAGGGAATTTTTGAAGACACAGCCGAAGCCTCTTTTGATTGGCGAGATGTCTCGGACTCGGATAACGACGATGACGTTGCCGTAGAGTGGTCCGAGCCAGATATGTCTGATTGGGAGATGGTTTAATGGTTAATATCTCCACTCCCGACATGCACAAGCAGGATCGGGATTTGAAACCGCCACTCGGGAAAGAGCTTGGCTCGTCCTTTGAGTGGGATTCGCCGTTCGGTGGATACGATAATGGCAACGTATTCGCCTATGACGAGCTGAATGTCCCTCGCTATCAGGAAATGCTTGAGACTGATGGCAAGGCTGCCTCTATTGAGAAGCTTCTTTCTTACCCAATTATCTCTGCTGGCTGGGAAATCGACCCTGCAAAGGGTGATGACGGTCAAGCTGAGTTCATCTATGACGCATTCACGGCGCTTCCCCATCAGGGAGGCCCAAAGACGACCATTGAACAACTTGTCTCTCAAATGACGATGGCCTTCACGCACAAGCGTGCGTACTTTGAGAAGGTCTTTAAGATTAACGACGATGACAAAGTCGTTTACGACAAGATTGCATGGCGTCCACCAGAAACCTGTGAGCTTGCGCTTGATGCAAAGACGGGAGAACCACGTGGATTCCGTCAACGTCCTGTTGTCTGGGAGCCAAGTCCGCGCCTTATTTATACCAACTCCATTGATGGTTGGACTTACATCAAGCCCGACCGGGCCTTTGTATATGTGCATGGAACGTGGCGTGATCCGTTGTTTGGGTTCTCACAAATGCAGATCCCATACTGGTGTTACATCACCAAGCGAAAGATCCGGTGGCTCTGGTACCAGTTCCTAGAGACCACTTCGCTCCCAAAGACTATCGTTAAGAACCAAGATGAACTCCGTGCCCGTAACGATGCTAAGAAAGTTGCAACGCTCAAGTCGCGTGGCGTTCTCGGCATTGGTAACGACACTGAGATCGAGACTCTTGAATCGGCAGGACATGGTGCAGACCAATTCCTTCAAGCGATTCGTTTCTTGGATTCTGAGATGTCGCAGGGAATTCTTGCGGGTTTTATGGACCTCACCTCACAAGCTGCCGAGGGTAAAGGTTCATATGCGCTCGCCGAATCCCAGGGAAAGCTCTTCCTTCGAACTCGTCGTATGGTTGCCCGCGACATGGCACGCCAAATTACGAACGAGATTATCGGCCCGTTGATTCGGTATAACTATGGCCCAGACGCCCCTGTCCCACGTTTCCAGTTCGGCGCTCTTAGTGAGCAAAACGAGCAGGCTGTACTGGATGTCTTTGCCAAAGTGGCCACCACCGGTGCCAAGGTCCCCGTCGAATTTTATGATCAGTTGGTCACCCGTACTGCAACCTTGCTCGAACTTGACCCCGGACGTGTTGCTAAGGACATGCAGACCAACGGTTCCCCTTTGAACCAAATGATTGCGAATGTCGATGCAGCTACCGGGATGATTTCTCAAGCTACGGGTAACGCTCCCCCGGGTGGCGGTGGTCCAGGTACAGGCACGGTGGGTACCAAGCCATTCGGCGCTGAATCCGTTGTTAATCAAAGCGGCAAGCAATACGGGCGGTAGGGATGTTATGAAGAAAAGTCATAGCTCTAAGACCCATCCGACCCTTGACCGTAAGCCTGGTGTCTCTAACTGGGTTGATGCCGCTGGCGATCTTCCCGAATACATTGATGCTGTGGCCAAGCACATCCATTACGACTCTGGACTCTCGATCAGCCACGCGATTGCAGCGGCTGTAGAGAAGTGCAAGAGGGATGCGGCCAAGGGTAACGCGAGGGCTATTAAGTCCTTGGCTGAGTGGGAAGCCAAGAAGGCATCCCGCCATGTCAAGCCAAAGGGTAAGGCCAAGAGCGTAAAGCTTGCGGCGCCTGCAAAGAAGAAGGTTTCTGCCTTCCGTACGGTGGGCGGCGTCCGGTCATCGGTTGCCGGAACGCACACCAGGCAAGTTCACCGTGGAACGTCGAAGGTTGGTTCTAACCGTAAGCCATTTGATGAATCCAAGGTGGTTCGTACCTTTGGTGGAAAGTTCGGTGACAAGCTCGATGCGGGAATGGTTAACTCCGCTCGCCGCATCGTTGAATCTGCCATTCTCAATCTCCAAATTGGACGTTCTGTAAATCTTCCTAATGGTATTGGCTGGGTTCAAAGAACAGAAGGCGGCTACGTTATCCAAGGCGACGCCGGAACCCGTATCGTGGTTCGCACTGCGAGCGAAGCGGTGCAAGCTGCTGCTAGTGTTCTGGCGAAGAAAGTTCAGGCAGGAAACGGTGGGTGAATATGAGTAACATTACTCTGACGCCGCTTGTTGAGCAGGATGCAGTTAAGCTTTCTGAGGGTTCATCTGCCAAGTGGCGGAAGCAAATCCTCCCTCGGGGTAAGTTTAACTACAAGGGTGAAGAGATTGACTTTGATCTGATTGGCAAGAAGGCGAAGGAAGCCTTTGATGCCAAGGCAATGGATCAGGTTGCTTTTCAGCTTGCTGATGGCGGTAACAACCACAACTTTGACCCAAAGAATTTCAAGGGTGAAGTTGAGGCTATTGAGCTGACCGAAGAGGGCACGTTTGCTGTCCTTGACTTCTCGAAGTTCCCTGACATGCAGGAAATGGTTGAGAAGAATCCCAAGTTCGGGGTGTCGGCTCAGATTGAACGGGATAACAAAGACCACCCGTTCGTCTTCTCTCACATTCTTGGAACCCTTAATCCTCGGGTTAAGGGTATGAAGCCGTGGGAGAAGTTGGAACTGTCCAAGACGTCTGATGACGTTCAGGACCTTACCGATATTGAGTTGTCCGAAGGTGGTGACAATGTGGGCAAAGAGGCTACTGCTGACAAGGTGACTCTCTCGGTTGAGGAAGTTACTGCGTTCCGCAAGTTCATGGCCGACCAGAAGGCCATCGAGGATTCTCTTAAGAACGTCAATCTTTCGGATGACGAGGACGAAGAGAACCCGGCCATCAAGCTTGCTAACGAGACTGCGTCCAACGCTCTTAGGCTGGCGCGTGAATCTCAGATTGAGCTTGCTGCTGAGAAGTGGAAGAACACTGTTGCTGAGCTTACCCGTGAGGGTGTTCCGCCAGTCGCTCTTTCCAAGGCTGAGTCGCTGATGAAGCTGCCTAAGACTGGGGCTATCAAGCTCTCGGTTGGCGATGACGAGGTTGACCCACAGGCGGTTGTCCTGTCGGTTCTCGAATCGCTTAAGGGCACCATTGATCTGTCCAAGGCCGACGGTCACGAGTTCAATGACTCGGAGTCGGGCGAGGACAAGGATTACGAGCGGTTCCGCGACGAGTTCATGCGGGACCACTTCTAATAAAGAAAGGAGGTAGCGAGTAATGGCTGGTATTCGTCCAGTTCTGGAACAGGGTCCTCTTACATTCAGCGCTAACGTGCTGATTAAAGCTGGCACTCTTGTTATTCCGGATGGTACTACCGGACGCATTAAGCCCGCTACGGCTAAGGCCCTGAACGTTTTGGGTCTGGCTATCGGCGATGCTAGTGCATATGACTATGTGAATTCGGACACCACTGACGCCTGGGATAACCCGGTTGTCAACGGCGGCCTCTACCCACCGAATGAGGTGGCTGTGGCTTACCGTGGTGTTTGGCGAGTTAAGTTCTCGGGTTCGGCTGTCGCTTTTGGCCAGTATGTTGTGGCTGCGGCTAACGGTCTCTTCCAGGGTTACACGGCTGGCACTGACACGTTCGACATGATCGTGGGCAAGTGCGTTGAGCCTCTTGGTGTTACCTCGGGTGATATCTCCGCGGGGACTCGCCGTAAGGTTCTTCTCGGCGCTGTGGGGGCTGCGTAATGGCTACTGTGAGCGTGGGCCACTCCTACGATGGCACCAAGTGGACTGTTAATGACCTGGTGAAGGCCCCGACCCGTGTTCCGAACCTCGTTCGTGACATGGTGAAGGACTCCAACATTTCTGAGTGGCTTCTGCGTGATGGCCCTACGGCTGTCGGTGGCGCGGTTGTCTACGAAGAGACTGTTGCTCTCTACGCTTCTCACGATGGTGAGATCGTGGCGGAGTTCGCCGAGATTCCGGGTGTTGAGACCCCAATGCGGACTCAGCTCACCCGGTCCACGACTAAGCGCGGTGTGCATCTCAAGATCTCGAAAGAGATGGAGACGCGCAACGATGTTGGTCGTGTCAAGGACGAAATCCGTATGGTCCGTGACACTCTTGTCAACACTCGTGACAAGGTGTTCTTCAATGCGGTTATCAACCATCCATCGGCCCTGAGCATCGCGGCTGGTAACGCTTCTGGTGGTTGGCTCACTGGTACTACCAGCATCGTTTCCGACCTTGCTGAGGGTATGTACCAGATCTCTTCGCAGGGCGTCACTGGTGCTCAGCTGCAAGAGAAGCTTGGTTACGAGGCTGACACTCTTATCATTCACCCGTCGATTGCGTCGGGTCTGATTGACAACGCCGAAGTTAACAACATCTTCGCTGGCTCCCCACTTGCTTCTGAGCAGCTTCGTTACACGGGCAAGATGCCTAAGAAGTTCATGGGTCTCGACATTCTTAAGTCGTGGCGCTGCCCTGTTGACACTGCGATCCTTTGTCAGCGTGGCATCATGGGCTTCATTTCCAAGGAGTGGCCACTTAGTGGTTCTCCGATGAAGTACAACGAGGACGAGCAGACTTACCGTACGAACTTCACGTACCGTGACCTGGTCGCCATCGACAACCCCAAGTCGGTTTGCTTCATCACGGGGGTGGATGCGTAATGGCACTCGTTAAGCTCCGTGTCCTGTGCGATGGCTGGCGCCAGAAGTACAAGGATGAAGACGGCGACTGGATCACCGAGCGTCACGTTCGCGGTGACGTTGTCGAAATGGAAGAGAAGTTCGCTAAGAAGCTTCTCGCTGACAATGGTGCTCGCCGTAAGCAATTCGTGAAGGCTGGCTCTGACGACGACCCGTTCCGTGAAGGTGCGGACGACTCGGATGACGAGCCAACTCTTTCCGTTGAAGAGCGGGAGAACACGACCCAAGAGGGCAAGCCTGCTGGATCGTCGATGCCGCGTACTACCACTACGGCTAAGAAGTAAGCCATGAGTTACTGCACTGTCGAGGACGTTAGGAAACTCTTGGTCGGCAACCGTGCCGAATCCGAGAACAAGTCTCCTAACGTT